ATTGGTGCTCAATTAGGTGCTACGATTAATGAATTTAGTACAGATGAAACATTGAGTGGTAATTCAAACACCGCCGTGCCAACAGAATTTGCAATTGTAGGATATACACAGCGAGACCAAATGGGAACAGGCCATTTTGTACCACCGACAGGTACAACAGGAGAAAGACCTACAGGCGGAGATTTAAAAACAGGTGGCGTAAGATTTAACTCATCATTAGTAACTTGGGAAGGTTATAACGGTACACAATGGACAGGTTTAGGTGGTGGTAATCCTTGGGCTTCAACAGCAACAAGTATTACGATTACTGCAAATGATCGTTATTTTGTAGATACAACAACAGGTGCAAAAACTATTACTTTACCTGCTTCTCCACAAACAGGAGATCAAATAAGTTTATTAGATTTAGCAGGTACTTTTGACACAAACAATTGTACAGTTGCAAGAAATGGTAATAAAATAATGGGATTAACAGAAGATTTAATCTTATCAACAGAAGATGAAGCAATTACTTTAGTTTATACAGGCGCAACTTATGGCTGGAAACTAACTACAAACTTATAAATATAGAGAGAAAATAAATTATGGCAAATTCAAGGGATTTTACAGGTAAGAATAGAAAGTTTACTGGCACTAAAGGTATTACTGTATCTAAAGGAACAACTGGTCAAAGAGTTGGTTCTGAATCAGGTGAATTACGTTTTAATACAACTACAGAATTAATGGAGTATTATGATGGTAACAACTGGAAACCTATTGATGCGCCTCCTTCAATTTCAAGTATTTCAACAAGCGACTCTCAAGGTACAAATAATATTTTAAATGCCGACGGTTCTACACTTCATACAATTACAATCACCGGCGGTAACTTTGGTGTTGGTGTAACAGTTAAATTTATAGGTAATACAGGCACACAATATACACCAGGCAATATAACTCGTGTTTCAAATTCAACTATTACTTGTAAGACTACAGCTTCAATGGGCACGACAGACGACCCTTATGATATAGAAGTTACAAATGCTTCAGGTTTATCTGCTGCATTAGAAGATGCCTTTAGTTTCAATGCGCCTCCTGTATTTACAAACGCATCAGGCGAATTAGGTCAAGTTTGGAATGGCCGTGTCGTTTCTGGTACTACATTGAATGCTGGCGCTACAGACGCCGAAGGAAATACAATAACATTTTCAATCATATCTGGTTCATTACCAGGTTCTGGTTTAACTATTTCAAGTTCAACAGGTGCAATTACAGGCACATTAGCGAGCTCGCCTTCTTTAGGAAATTATCCATTCGTTGTTCGTGCTGCAACAACTGAAGGAACTGTAGAAAGACAATTTTCATTACAAGTGATTGCAGATCCTTTTATAACAGCCACAGGTGGAACAATAGTAACATCAGGAGATTTTAAGATACACACATTTACAAGTCCAGGAACATTTACAGTAACAAACGCAGGAGGACCATTAGGTTCTAATAGTGTTAATTATCTAGTAGTAGCAGGTGGTGGAGGCGGCGGAGGTAATTTATCAGGTGGAGGTGGCGGAGGTGGTTATAGACATAATTTTCCAAGTCCTGGAACAGGCGGTTTACCTGTATCAGCACAAGGTTATCCTATTACAGTAGGTGGTGGAGGTTCTGGTGCTTCAGGAAATACTGGTTCTCCTGGCGTTCAAGGAACACCTTCAGTATTTTCAACTATAACTTCAACAGGTGGTGGTGGAGGAGGAACTGGACCTTCCGGTCCTGGAAGAGATGGAAGTCCAGGAGGTTCAGGTGGCGGTGGTAGAGGTTATGGTCCTTTCCCAAGTCCTGGAGGAACAGGAAATTCTCCACCAACAAGTCCTTCACAAGGAAACAACGGTGGTAGCGCTGGCGGTTGTGGTCCAAATTATAGTGGTGGCGGTGGCGGAGGTGCTGGTGCAGAGGGAACAACTATTGGTCCTGCTGCAGCTGCAGGAGGAGTTGGTGGCGCTGGAGCACAAAATAATATAGATGGAAATAATTATTATTATTCAGGCGGCGGTGGCGGCGGCGGATACGATGGTGGTGCTGGAGCTGGTAATGGAGGAATAGGAGGCGGCGGCGGAGGAGCTGCAGATTCAGGTCCTGATGGTAGTGGTGGAGGTTCTGCTCTAAATACAGGAGGTAATGGTTCAGGTGTTACGGGTGGAAATGGAGGAGCAAACACTGGTGGAGGTGGTGGTGGAGCGGGACACACTGGTGGTAATGCTCCAGGTGGTACTGCAGGTTCAGGAATAGTTATAATCAGATATAAATTTCAATAAAAAAATATGGCACATTTTGCAAAAATAGGATTAAACGGAAAAGTTTTAACAGTATTAACATTAGATAATAGTAATATGTTAAATGCTTCTAATAATACAGATGAAACTGTAGGTCAACAGTATTTGGAATTTCATAATAACTGGCCAGCTCAAATGTGGATTCAAACCTCATACAACACATATAATAATCAACATAAAACTGGTGGAACACCTTTTAGAGGAAACTATGCAGGTATAGGTTTTACTTGGGACGAAGATAATAATATTTTCTGGCCACCAAAACCATTTGCTTCGTGGGTAAAACATATTCCGACAGCATCGTGGAAATCACCTATCGGTGATGCGCCAGCATTAACAGAAGAACAAACTAATCAAAAAAAATCAGGTACACATTTTTGGGAATATTTTTGGAATGAAGATAATCAAACTTGGAATTTACAAAATTTGAAAAATTAATATAAAAAAATATATTATGAAAAAAATTATATTATCTGAATTAGGTTTATATTATGGCTCAATAGAGATGCCCAAAGGTTTTGAAATAGACCGAGAAAAATTAAGTGTAGATATTTTTACATCTACAATATATAATAAAGAATTTCCTTTTTCTAAATCTTGGGATATGTTGCAAACATATTTAAGAGAACATATTAATTTAGAATATAAATTTACTTTAGTTCATAAAAAAACAATTGGTAATATCTATAAACCAAGACAACATTCACATTCTTATCTACAAGTAGATTCAGTTGATTTAAGACATTCAGCGGATTATGTAATACTATATGGAGTTAATGTTGGAAAAGATTCTTGCAAAGTATTTATTGAATATGATGACAATAGAAGAAAAGGTAGAAGTTGGGAAATACCTTTAAACAACAATGATTTTGTAATGTTCCCTTCCACACAAAGGTATCACATAACTGCAAATACATCAGAACAATTAAATTTTATATTAACAACGACTTATGAATATTTATAGTGCTTTGCAGGATTGCATAAATATGATATATTAACATTATAAGATTTATATTATGAATTTAAAAAGTTACTATTACTATTTTCAGTCGGCATTAACTAGAAAAATGTGTGATGATATATTAGCATATGGAAAATCACATCAAGCTGAAATGGCCATAACAGGTGATGTTGAGAATGTCATTAAAACAAAAAACAAGTTAGATAAAAAAGACATTAAAAATATTGAAAAGAAAAGAAAATCTGACATTGTCTGGTTAAACGATCAGTGGATTTATAATGCTATACATCCATATATACACGAAGCAAATAGAAGTGCTGGTTGGAACTTTGATTGGGATTGGTCTGAATCTTGCCAATTTACAAAATATGGTGTTGGTCAATACTATGGTTGGCATTGTGATAGTTGGCAAGAACCATATCAAAGAAAACAAAATGATGATGGCAGCTGGCCGATGGATCACGGTAAGATAAGAAAATTATCTGTAACTATTTCATTAACAGAACCAAATGAGTATGTAGGTGGTAATTTAGAATTTGATTTTAGAAATCAAGTGGACTGGGAAAAAAACAAAAAAGCAAAAATTAAAGAGTGTGTAGAAATACGACCTCGTGGTTCTATTATTGTATTTCCTAGTTTTGTTTGGCATAGAGTAACACCTGTAACAAGCGGTACAAGATATTCGTTAGTTATTTGGAATCTAGGACGCCCTTTTAAATAATGTATATATAATGTAGGAGTATAGAATGACAGTAATGAAAAATAAAGAAACGTTAAAAACAGATTGGTACTTTGGTACACCTGTTTATATTATTGAGAAACCAGAATGGCTACCATCAGCAATCAAGGCCACAGATAAGTTTATAAATGAGGCCTATAAAATAGAATCACCTAAACTAAAAGATAGAGAAAAGTTTTTAGGTAAAAAAGATTTTAAAAAAGTAAAAGACCACGGTTGGTCATATCACTCTACTCCTCTAAATGGTGATTTAGGTTTAAAAGAAATGGAATCGTACATTGGACAAACTTCGTGGAATCTATTAGATGAATGGGGTTATGATATGGATAGATACACAATGTTTTTTACAGAATTTTGGGTACAAGAGTTTGCCAAAGTTGGCGGTGGGCATCACGACACACACGTACATTATGATAATCACATCTCTGGTTTTTATTTTTTAAAGTGTAGTGATAAAACCTCTTTTCCAGTATTTCACGACCCACGTGGAGGAGCGATGATGACAAAACTACCTCTAAAAGATAAAGGTCAAATAAGTCATATGTCAGACTCTATATATTATAAACCAAAACCAGGAACATTAATGTTTTTTCCTGCATATGTTCCTCATCAATTTGCTGTTGATGATGGTTTAGAACCTTTTAGATTTATACATTTTAATTTACAAGCAGTACGAAATATTATAGTAAACACAGCAAAAGGAATAAAATAATATGAAAAATAAATTTGCCGAAGATAATTTTATTGTAATTAAAAATGCAATTGAACCTAAGGTTGCAGAATTTGTATTTAATTACTTTTTAATGAAACGACAAGTAGCAAGAACTTTTTTTGATACTAGGTTTATATCTCCCTTCACTACTGAATGGGGTGTATGGAATGATGCACAAGTACCAAATACATATTCACATTATGCAGATATAGCGATGGAAACTTTATTATTGGCCGTTCAACCTGTTATGGAAAAACAAACAGGACTTAAATTAATACCTACTTATGCTTATGCACGTATCTATAAAAAAGGTGATATACTTCATAGACACAAAGATCGTTTTAGTTGTGAAATATCTACAACATTAAATCTTGGTGGTGATGAATGGCCTATTTTTATAGAAAAAGATCATAAAAAAGGTGGAGTAAAAGATAACAAATATGTTTCTGATAATACAAAAGGAACAAAAGTCTTATTAAAACCAGGAGATATGTTAGTTTATAAAGGTAACCTTTGTGAACATTGGCGAGATGTTTTTGAAGGTACAGATTGTGCTCAAGTATTTTTGCATTACAACAATGAAGCGACTGAAGGTTCAAATGATAATATATTTGATGGCCGACTTCATTTAGGATTGCCTAGTCATTTTAAAAAAATTAAAAAATGAAAAATTATATTATAGACGAATGGTTTCCTAAAGCAATTTATATTAAAGATGATTTTTGTTGTGATTTAAATGTTCAACTAAAAAATTCAATTTTAAAAGAATACAAAAATAAAAAATATATAAAGTTGCAAGATTTTTACGTAGATAGTAGTCATAAAGTTAATGATAAATTACATTTAAATAAAGATTTTTTAAATTTTTCAAAATTATTGACTTTAGAAATCAAAAACTTTTTATTAGAATATGGATATAATGAACATTCCGTTAACAAAGTTATTATTACAAATATGTGGTATAATATTAGTGATAAAGGCGGTTTTAATTTTCCTCATAATCATAATGATAGTTTAATCTCTGGAGTATATTATATAAACTGCGATAAAAGAAATATTATTACTTTTTATGAAAATTTAAATCAAATTAAACCAGTACCTGATAATTTCACAAAATATTCTTATTCCCACGCTGATTATGTTTGTAAAAAAAATAGATTGATGCTTTTTTCAGGCAGCCTTGTTCACTCTAATCCTATACAAACTTTTAATGGTAAAAAAATTATTATATCTTTTAATTCCAAGTTATGTTAGATATTAAAGACCTCACCCTAGAACAACACAAAAAGGCCGAATCTGAGCCTTTTGTTCAAACTCTTATGTCTGGCCAAATCAATCCAGACCTATACGCCACATACTTGTTTAATCTATTACAATGTTATTCAACACTAGAAAAGTATGCCTTTGAAAACGGCCTGTTTAGACAAACACCGGGTTTAGATAGAGCACAAAAAATAGACCACGACTTTCGTTCACTA